ACCACAGAGTATTGCTTAAACGATGTCTGGGCTACCTATCAGTTCTATCTTATCACCATTGGTGAATGTGACCATCCTCTGTATAAGGGCAAGAACAAGCTCCAATTGAGACTGGATATACAAGAGGAGTTTAATATTCCCTGTATCAACTATTCTGACAGTAAGATTGGTGATGAGATGATCAAGAAGTTCTATTGCCAAGAAAAGGGAATAGCTTATACTGAGCTACCCAAAGAGGGTTGGTTTAGAAAGGTTGTGAAGGTGTCTAATTGTATAGCTAGCTATGTTCAGTTTCAGACACCAGAGCTACAAGCATTCCTCAAGAAGATCAAGAAGGTGTCTCTTACACAGAAGGATGACTTCAAAGAGGAACTGCATTTCTATGGAAACACTTATTCATTCATGAAAGGTGGTTTACATACAGAAAACAAACCACAGGTATTTGAGGCTGATGAAGAGCATGAGATAATTGACTGGGATGTATCCAGCTATTATCCAGCTATTATTATCAACAATGGACGCTATCCATACCATCTAGGAAAAGAGTTCCTGGCTGGTTACAAGAGCATGTTTGAGAAACGACTAGAGCTCAAACCTCAGGCTAAGAAGGATAAGCGTATTGCTGGTATTGTAGAAGCTCTCAAGCTCTCTGTAAACTCTGTGTATGGTAAGTCTAGTGATATGCAGAGCTGGATATATGATAGACAACTTACTATGTTCACCACTATTACAGGTGAACTGAGTCTCATGATGCTTATTGAGGCATATGAGCTGAATGGCATAAATGTCATATCTGCTAACACGGATGGTGTAACAATTATGGTAAAAAAATGTTACATCGATAAGATGCATGAGATAAACAAATGGTGGTCAGAACTCACTAGTTATGAGCTAGAAAGAGCTGATTATCAGAAGATTATCTTCTCTACAGTGAATGATTACATAGCAATTAAAACAGATGGCGAAGTTAAAAAGAAGGGGGATTTCCTCACAGATTTTGAATTACATAAGAACAAGTCAGCACGCATTGTTCCACTTGCTTTGGAGCAATATTATGTACATGGAACTCCTGTTGCTGATACTATTATGGGTCACGATAAAATATATGACTTCTGCCTGAGACAAAAGGCTAGTAAAGATTTTCATTATGAAGGATGGAACAGAGCACGTGGTGATAAAACTGTATACAATAAGCTCATAAGATACTATGTTTCCACAACAGGAGAAAAGCTACTCAAGGTTAAGAACAAAGACTCTGATAGCACAGCTCCTGATGTAGCACAGGTGGAGGCTGGTGAATGGGTGTGTACTGTCTGTAACTATCTTCCTAAAAATACAGAGGTTGCTACAGCAGGCATTGATTACAGATATTATATTGAGCGTGCAGAAAAGATAATACATAACATCCAGACAGAAGGTAAGAAAAGAAAAATAATCATTAACCCAAATCAACTTTCTTTATGGTGATGGACAACTTTATAGAAGATGATCCCAGTTGGGATGTTCCTAAAGAGCCTCCCAAAAAGCCCAAGATAACTAGGGCTAACATATCTGAACATCTTGTTGATTATCAGCTTGCTATGATTGGTAAGACAATTGAAGAGGCTAAACAAACAGAGCTCTGGTATGTAGAATGGTCAATGACTGAGGCTCAACATGAGGAATTCAAGAAATATGCTATTCCTCTTCTCAAGAAGGTATTTAAATTCAACACCCGCAAGGCTGAACAAACCTTTTCATGGTTTAATTTACAGTTCGGTCTTCGCATAACACCAAACCCATGATGTGGCTAATTATAGGCTTATTAATAACATTAGTTATTGTTTCCTATTTTATAATCAAAGATGGTGAAGAACAATTTGATGATGATTTTGATGACCCAACAGAGACATGTTGGGATGATGACAAAAACCACACAGAAGGAGGATTTCACTAAAAATTTAATTTATGGGACAAGGAAAAAAAGATTCTCAGATGAAAGACTCTGAGAATTTTGCATTTTGGGGCATAGTGTGCCTCATTGCATGTTTTTTATTTTTTGCATTGATGCCTGATAAACCAGAAAACAAGACAAAAGAGAAGATTGCTATAGAGCTTCTAAAGAAAGACCGTGACTCTTTGGTATATCTAAGTGATTCTCTCTCTGGAGAACTGTTTCCTGCTCAGATTGAGCTAAACAGATATCAGATAGCTTACAAGATCTTTCTTAAAAGAGATCCTCAAGGAGCTAAGATGTTTGGAGACATCGTGGCAAATGAAACTGAATGATTATGAAATACATAGTCGCTTTACTGCTTCTCTCTAGTTGTGGATATGCACAACTTACTGACACTCAGGAGGAAAAAAGTTACATAAATATCGATGGTGAAGATGTGGAATTTGTAATAGATGAATACGAAAATCCCTATCTAAAATACACCATTGATGGTAAGAATATGTACATCCCTTTTCCATTTGAGACAGATGATGAAGAAGAGCCTTACAAGGGTCCAATGTTGACAAAAAATGAAAAGAAATGAAAAAGAAGGAAAAGAAAGGAAAAACAATTGCAGAGCCCACGCACCTCTCAATGCGAGAAAAATTGGTGGGTAACATCCTGTATTATGCAGGAGATGAGTATGAAACAAAAGATGATATTATAGACCTAGCAATGCAAACTGAAGACCAGTTAATTGAAAGGCTTATTAACATTTTAGATTATTACTATGACAGAGCCCAAGAACTTTCATGAAGATCTTGAGAGGGAATCTCTCAAAGATGTCATATATTTGTATGAAGAACAGCAGGCCATAATGAAAGAGATTGTGGAGGATGAACATAGAAAACCTGCTAAGATTTACATTGTTAAAGAGCCCAAACTGCAAGAAAATGATCAATTTGACATTCTACCATTTTAGAGAGTTACATAAGAAAGGGTATACACTGGATATGATCTATCTAGTGCAACTGGCAGAACAATCGGTGGATATCAAAACGCTTTGTGAAGAGACCCCCAAACTGGGGGTTCTCTTTCAGGGTGTGGTGAGAAAAGGGCTCATCACAGAAGATGGTGCTGCATCCACTGTTGGTAAAGATCTGCTAGAATTTTTACATACGCAAGGAGAAGAAGTTGTCCTTGTTAGAAAGAAGGTGGATGATGAATTTGAGAGATGGTGGAAAGCCTACCCAGGCACTGATACATTCTCATACAAAGGAAAATCATTCAGCGGATCTAGAAGCATGCGTGTAAAGAAGGATGAATGTAAGGTGAAACTTAAGAAGATACTAGAGGAAGGAGAGTATACAATTGATGAATTGATTGCAGCCCTAGAGTTTGAGGTGTTGCAAAAGAAAGAGAACTCTCTCAAAACTGGTACAAATAAGCTATCCTTTCAGCAGAATTCACTCACATATTTAAACCAGCGAACATTTGAGCCATTCATTGAGCTCGTGAGAGCTGGTGAAACAATTAAAGAGTCACAACCTGTGGCAGGAGGAACTGATATATGAAACGTAAACATCTTGGAAGTATAAAACTTGAGTCAGGTCAAGTTAGAATCTGTGATCCTTTAAAAGATCAAGCTAAGGATATTGTTTTTGGTGAACCAACTGAAAACAGCTATTATAATATATACCAGTATTATGAGGATGATGGTACCATTGTTAGAATAGAAGTAATTTTTAATAATTCTAAAGAAGAAGGTAATGAGCTTTGAACAACTTAAACAAGAGGTACAGAATGGTTTGGATGGTAGGAATGGTGGCATTCCTATGGGCTTCAACAGACTTAATCGTTACATAGGGATTAGAAAGAGCATGTATTTTCTTGTAGGTGGTTTGACAGGCTCTGGTAAAACCAGCTTTATTGATGATGCATTTGTTCTCAATCCCTATGACTGGTACATCACACAGAAAAACCCAGGAATCAAGCTGCGTGTGATATATCGTTCTATGGAGCGATCTAGAACCTATAAGCTGGCTAAATGGGTGAGCAGGAAGATATTCTTGGATACAGGAACAATCATCCCTGTTAACAAGCTGCTTGGCTGGACAGAAAAGATGACCAAGGATGAGCACGATCTGTTTCTTATGTATGAAGACTATATGGGAAACATGGGTGAGACTATTACAATCATCGATGGTCCTGAGAATGCTGTAGGTATAGCCAAGGAGCTAAAAGCCCACGCTCTACAGAACGGTAGAATAGAACAGGTGGATGAGTATAACAAAATCTATGTTCCTAATGATCCTAGTGAAATAACTATTGTGGTTATTGACCACATAGGTTTGCTCAAAACTACCAAGGATCAAACTACTAAGAAGGCAGCTATTGATAAAATGTCTGACGAGCTGAGGTATGCCAGAGATTTCTATGGCTATACACCAGTGGCTGTTAGTCAGTTCAATCGTGACATCAGTAATCCTATTAGAATTAAAAATGGGGACGTTGAGCCCCAGCTAGAGGATTTTGCTGATAGTTCACAAACACAGAATGACGCTGATGTTGTACTAGCATTATTTGATCCCTTGCGATATAAGGTGGATGATCCTTCTGGATATTC